AATGCGGAAGCCGGGGTCTAAAGGGGCCCCGTCTAACGCTGATTTGAAACGATCACAAAATAAGAAAGGAGGCTGATATGCCAAAAGGTAAAGGTTACGGCAAAGGCAAAGGCGGTAAAAAGAAGTGACGCAAGCTAAAACAACAGATGTAAAAGTCTCTAATGCTAAAAAAGCAGGCAAGACAAAACTTACATCAGGTAAAAGAGGGACAGGCAAGGTTTCAAGGCATACTGTAGCAGGTAGGGGCGCAGGCGCTCAAATGATACAGCTAGGCATTGACTCCGGCGTGTTGTCAGTAAAATGAGTACAGTTGATGTAAATGTATCTAAGAAAAAAGGCAAGACCAAGATGACCCAGGGAACTGGACCATCTCGGACTCAAAAAGAAAACTTTATTAAAGCATTTGGCGATAATAGTTTCTTTGGTGCTGGTAAATCTATGGGTATGGGTGATAAACTATTAGCTCAATATAAGTCAAAAACAAAGAAAAAAGATGGCTAAAAAAATTAAAATAGGGTATCTAGACGACGAGTTTCGTAAGACTAAAATGGGTCGTACGTCAAGTACTCAAAAGAAATATAGTGAATACCAGAAGCGTCTGGCAGAGCGTCTAGCTATACCATCTAGCTATTTAGACGCCGCTGATGCTATGATTAAAAAGGTTGGCAAACGAGACCCTGTTGTAGAACGGGTTGCTAATCAAGCTAGAGGTAGAGGTGTCACTAATCCTGAAGCAGCGATTAGGGGTGCTGAATTTGCAGGTTATTCTGGGGCTGATGCTCAAGGTATTGTTCGCCGTGCGGCGGGCAAAACTACAGGCACAAAACTCGGAGGATAGTTTACTTAACGCCAAAAATGCGTTAGAGTAATATCGGGTAGCGGTTTTACCGTCCGAAGTCATAGCATGCCACGACTTAAAACGGCAAGCAGAGGTCCGCAAGGGCAGCCGAAGCGATTAATGTAAATATGTTGAAAGGAGGAAAGCTATGAGCTTTCAAATCACGACAGCCTTTATACAGCAGTATAAAGCAAACGTCGAGCACCTCCTGCAGCAGAAAGGCTCCCGCCTACGTCCGTACGTGAGGGTCGAAACTCAGTCCGCTGAGTTTGACTTTTATGACAGGATTGGCGCGACTTCTGCACAAGAGGTTACTGGACGTCATCAAGACACTCCACTTATCAACGTACCGCATGACAGACGTAGAGTCTCATTGCGTGACTTTGACTGGGCAGAGTTAATTGATAGACAAGATCGAATCAGAATGCTGATTGATCCTACTTCACCGTACAGCCAAAACGCATCCTTTGCGTTAGGCCGTAAGATGGATGAGATCATTCTTGAAGCTGCATTCGGTGGAGTCCAAACAGGTAAGACTGGTGCAACAACTGTAACATTCCCTGCAGCACAGCAAATTGCTGTTAACTATGTAGAGAGTGGCGCAGCTGCTAACTCTGGTCTAACTATTGGTAAGCTAAGAGCAGCGAAAGAGTCGCTTGATGCGGCTGAAACTGATCCATCAGATCCTAGGTACGTTATTTGTACTGCAAAGCAGATCACTGATCTATTGCAGACAACTGAGGTAACTAGTGCTGATTTTAACTCAGTTAAAGCGCTTGTTCAAGGCGATGTTAACACTTTCATGGGTTTCGAGTTTATACGCACTGAACTCGTAAACGCTGATGCTAACTCTCATCGTAGGGTCCTATGCTATTCTAAATCAGGATTGCTAATGGCCGTAGGACAGGATGTCAACGTAGACATTGGTCCAAGACGCGATAAGAGAAACAGTACTCAGGTTTATTGCTCAGCTTCCTTCGGCGCTGTCCGAATGGAAGAAAAGAAAGTACTTGAAATCAAGTGCGATGAGAGCTAAGGAGGACTGATATTATGGCTACACAAAACTCAACTCAGTACGCTAATACTCAGGCCACTCCTAGAGTGATGAATGCTACCCACGAAGATCGTGGTAGGGTTCGAGTTAAAGCGTTTGACTTCACTCAATCTGGTTCTGGATCTGCCGGTGATCAGGCATTACTTGCGCAAATGGAGGCAGGGGCTATGAGGGTCCTGTATGCAGTTGTGACAAATAGTGCTCTCGGTGCGTCAAGAACTATGGACCTGGGTCATTTAGGTGCTAATGATGCTGATGGTAATGCGATTGCCGCTGACCCTGATGCATTTAGTGCAAACACAGCAGTTGCTACTGCAGGTACTACGACCATTCAGATCAACAGCCAACTCACAACCAAAGACGGTTTTGTATTGGCAGCACAGATCAACGATGGTACAATACCTGATGCTGGTACACTTGCTGGCTATGTTTGTTACGTCATCGACTAAGGAGATTGAGGGGAGGTTAATTCCGAACACCTCCCCTCAAACCTATCATGGCAGCATCTGATATAGAAATTATAAACCGAAGCCTAGCACTATTAGGTATTGAGTCGATCACCTCACTATCTGATAACAGTAAGCAGGCGTCAGTAGCTCGTGTATTATTTGATGATACGCGTGCAGCTGTATTTAGAGGGCATCCTTGGAACTGCTTGACAAGACGAGCAGCTTTACCTAAAGATGTGACCCCACCGGTTTATGGATATGCAAACAGGTTTGTATTACCTGCTGATTTTCTAAGGCTATTAGAAGTAGAAGATCCTACACAAACAGTGTTTCAATTAGAGAGGCGGCATATATTATCTGACGAAGGCGCAATGAATATTAAGTATACGTCGTTAGTTACAGACGTAACCTTATATGACACGCTATTAGTTGATACATTGGCTGCGAGAGTCGCTGCTGATCTAGCTCAACCGTTGCTGCAAAGTACGTCTGCAATGGAACAGATGTTCCAAATGTATGAACTTAAATTAAGAGAAGCTAAGTTTGTAGATGCACAAGAGCAACAACAAGACGTGCTGGATGCTGACTATTGGCTTGAATCACGACAAGGGGTAATTAGACCTAATATTAACACTCCACCGAGGTAAGCATGGCTAAAGTCACGCCGATACAAACAAATTTTACGGGCGGTGAAATTAGTCCTAGACTGCTTGGTCGTGTTGATTTGACTAAATACACGAGCTCAGTGCAGCGCTGTGAAAACTTTATATGCTTTCCTCACGGTGGTATTACTAAACGATCAGGTACAAGATTTATTGCTGAGGTAAAAGACAGCACTAAAAAAGTACGTATGATACCATTTATCTTTAGTACGGTACAGGCTTATGTTTTAGAGTTTGGCCATAACTACGTACGATTTTATCGTAATGAGGGACAGATACAAGTACCATCACCTGGTACAGGTGCTTACGAAATAGTTAGTCCTTATGGCGAAAATGATTTAGACTTACTTAAATTTACGCAGTCGGCAGATATTTTATACCTGACGCATCCTAATTATCAAACACGTAAATTAAGTCGTACCGGGCATACGGCTTTTTCATTTACTCTGCTTGAAGCTGTTGACGGCCCGTGGGGTGAAATAAATACAACAAGTACTACATTAACTGCTTCAGCTACTTCAGGTAGCGTTACAATTACAGCATCAGCTGTAACTGGTATTAATAATAATCAGGGGTTTTTAGCATCAGATGTGGGGCGCGGTATTAGGATACTTAGGGGCGGTAAATGGGGAGCGGCCTACATCACGGCGGTTGGCAGCACGACATCTGTTACGGCTACTACTTGGAATGATTTTGCTTTTGGTGATACTACTGGTACTGATAACTGGCGGTTAGGTATCTGGTCAGATACTACTGGCTGGCCAACAACAGCTACTTTTTATCAGCAACGCTTATTTTTTGCAAACAATACAACTTCGCCAAATACTCTATGGGCATCAGAGTCAGGCAACTTTGAGACTTTCTCCCCAACCAATAGAGACGCAGAGGTGCTAGACGATTCAGGTCTTGATCTTACCTTAGCCACTGACCAAGTGAATGCAATACGTTGGATGTATGGATCTAAGCAATTATTGCTTGGAACATCTGATGGCCCATTTGTTGTATCATCTGGTAGTGATAACCTTGCGCTGACTCCCAACAACGTGACAGTTAACAGGGAGACGACTGATGGTACTGCTAATCTGCGTCCTATTGGTGCTTCTAGGGCCACTATTTTTATTGATAGAACCAGAACGAAGATCAGAGAACTCGCTTATAATCTCGAGGTGGACGGCTTTAGTACTCCTGATCTTACTCTTATTGCTGAACATATTACTACCGGTAACGCCAAGGAGCTAGCTTATACGCGTTCGCCTGATAGTTTAATATGGACATTATTAGATACTGGTGAATTAAGGTGCTTGACATACGAGAGAGCACAAGACGTTGTAGCTTGGCATAGACATATACTAGGTGCCACAACTGGCGGTGCTGCTAAGATAAAAAGTATTGCTTCTATACCGTCAGCAGACGAATTAGAAGAACAATTATATATGATTGTTGAAAGAACTATAGGCGGAGTTACAAAGCAATATGTAGAATTTTTAGAAAAAGCATTTGACCAGGCCAAAGGAGACGTTCCTAAAGATGCCTTCTTTGTAGATAGTGGACTGACCTATGATGACCCTACAACCGCGGTCACTTCTGTTTCTGGTTTAGATCACTTAGAAGGTGAGAGTGTTAGGATATTAGCTGATGGTGCTAACCACCCTAATAAGACAGTAGCAAGCGGCACAGTAATATTGGAAAGACCTGCTAATACTGTACATGTAGGATTATCCTATCGAGCTTTAATGCGTACGCTAGATCCTGAAGTACAAACAGAATCAGGACCGTCACAAGGTAAGACTAGACGTATTGAAAGAATTACAGCCAGGGTGGTAGATACCTATACACTTAAAATAGGGCCATCACTTAATAATCTACAAGAGATACCCTTTCGTACGCCATCTATACCTATGGGTTCATTAGAACTATTTACTGGTGACAAAAGGTTATTGTTAGCTCATACGCCTGATCGACAGTTTGATTTATTTTTTGTGCATGACGATCCGTTGCCTTGTACTATCTTGGCAGTTATGTACGCATTGGTGGTGTCAGAACGATGATAGTTGTACCATTTGAAAACTGGCATTTAGATTTTTTAGTACCCGAATATCCTGTATTTAGGGATGGGGTAAACTGGGAAAAGCAAGCCGTGGCTTTTACTCTGACTGAAGACGGTCACTTTTATGCCATATTTGGAGCAATACCTATATGGCCAGGAAATTATGAAACTTTCTTATTTACAAGTAAAAAGTTTCAAAACCGCAAATTGCAGTGTATAAAGTTAATTAAGCAACAAGAAAAGTTTCTTGTTGATAACTTTAATCCAAGGCGTGCACAAACAACAGTACCTACCGCTAATTGTGTCTGGATGCGTTGGTTGGAGTGGCAAGGATATGTTAATGAAGGTGTGATGAAAGCGTTTGGACCAGACGGGCGTGATCACTATAGATATGCGAAGGTGTACTAATGGGGTTTGAAGTTGCAGTAGCTATGATGGCGGTTGGTACCGCGGTTTCTGCCTATGGTCAGTATCAAGCTGGTAAGGCACAACAAAAAGCCTATGAGTATAACGCTGCAATACAAGAGCGTAATGCTCAAATAGCTAAAGATCAAGCTGCGTATGAAGCGCGTCGTCAAGAATCGCGTACTAGAAAAGTATTAGCCTCCCAACGAGTTGCTTATTCAGCTTCTGGCTTTAGAGCAAATGTTGGTACCGCTCTTGATACATTAAGACAAACGGTCACGGAGGGCGAAATGGATAAAATGGCTATCTTATATGGTGGTAGTGTAGAAGCAGTTAATCAAAGATCACAAGCGGCATTGTCTAGAATGCAAGGTAAAGCTGCTAAGACAGCTGGAACGTACGCTGCTGCAGGAACATTATTAAGTGGCGGCGGCCAAACACTTGGTAACTATAGATACGGCCAGCATGTGGGGCTAATCTAATGGTACAGGTTCCTAAATATTCAAATCAAGGCGGAGAGGTAAGTTTACCTACACGTAGACTTACACCTATGAGCGGTGCTGCCATACAGCAGTTTGCTGCCCCTGGTAAAGCTATGGCAAGAATGGGCGGTGCTATGATCCAAGAAGGTGATCGTGCTGCTAAATATGAAATTAAGAAAGCTGAGCAAGATGCTAAGATGTGGGTTATTGCTGCTGAAACTGAGTTTGAGCAAGACATGGAAGCAAAGACTCAAGACTTGCAGCTAAAGCAAACACCTAGTGATTACTTAAATGATTCCTCATTTAAGGATGGCTCAAACCCTAATACCTATACTAACCAGCTTATGTCCTCTGTAGATGACACAATGGGGAAGAAAGACAGTGCAGGAAATGAAAGGTATAAGGCTCCTAATGAGTATGCTCAAAGACTTTGGAATGAGCGTCTAACGCAACTTAAGTCTGCTTATAAAATAGGTGCTATGCGGCATGAAGGAGCTCTTAGATCTAAAGCTCAACTAGAACAATTAGAAGGATCATTACAAACAACAGCTGACCAGGCCTTTAAGAATCCTGGTGCCATTGATACTTATCTTAATCGTGTTGATATATTAACTTACGGCAAAGATGATCCTAAGACAAAAGAAGTTGAGGGGTACGGTGGCTTAATTAAAGCAGGAGATCTTATAGGCGTTTCTAAATCTGCAAAACGTACGGTTGTTTATAATGCAGTTGAAGGCATGATAGCATCTTCGCCTTTTGAAGCCTATGCAACTCTTAATCCAAACCTTAAAAAGTCAGGGTATGGCAGCGATAAACTAAGAGGCGCATTAAAATTTCTTAGCAAGGCAGAACAAAATACTTTGCTTAACAAAGCAAAGGCTGCAGCCACTATTGTGCATAAGCAAGATGTAATGCAGTTAGATACAGATGTCGGACAGCATTTACAAGGCGTAGCAAATGGTGGTGAGGGACTTGAAACATTTAGAGATATTGATCAAGCTAAGTCTGAATTTGAAAAAGTATATGGTGGTTCTGGTCCGTTTGCTAAAGCTAAGGTTGAATTGATACCTGAGCTAAAAGAAGCCTACGATCTAGCTTGGAAGACATATGAGTCAAAACATAAAGTTGCGAGACTTACTGGGCATCTTGTTAACAAAGCTGATACAATGGACGTAACAAACCTTGCTGGGTTTATGCGTGATATAGAAGCATTAAGCATGATGGATGCTGTAGATCTAAAAGGAAAAGATTTATCTTCGTATGTTGATGAGAACGATTTTGTCGAAGGTATGACTAACATAGAGATTGCAAACGCAATTACTTCGGCTATGCCTAAGTTTGCTCAAACCATGAAAATGAGACAAGATGATTTTGCAGAGTTTGCTAACAGGCAGCCTGGTATTAAGGGCATGCCTAATGGCCCAGAAAAATACGAAAAAATTAAAGCACTAGCTGCTGAACTTGGTCATAAGAATGTTGGTATTTTACCTAACGCTGAAGCTGAATCGATTGTTAACTCAATAAAAGCTATGAAGCAGCCTGAAATGGCTGCTGCCATGATTGAAAAACTTGGCGGTGAGTATGGCGAGTACTTTCCAGACTTATGGCGTCAACTTACAGACCCAGATAATCCAAACAGGTTAGATGTTAATTGGATGGTTGCCGGTGCTTTTCATGGCACTAATCTAGCAACTAGTTATACAGCAGCTATGTTTGCAGATAAGACTGCTCTTGAGGATAGACTTCAAGGTTTACCAGAAGGGTATAACGCTACAGCTGCAAGTAAGGGTGTTGCTACACACTTAAATGGCTTCTTAAAAGATTTTACTGGCGGTATGCCTCACAGGTTTGATTTAGGCCAAAAGATGTATAACACCGTCCACAAAATGACTCTGCAACTTATGTCACAAAACCCTGGCGGTATGAGCGGTGATCAAGCAGCAGCAACTGTAAAGAAAATGTTTGAGGCTTCCGGTGTACAGTTTATGGAAGGTGAAAAGCATAACTGGTACGTATTGCCAAGTCATGTGGATGCAAATGGTACACCTATTAATGGTGAGATAGTAAAAAATAAACTAGACTCTTTTATAAGCTCTGAAGATTCCGCTGCTATGTTAATTGCTAATATGGATATTATTGTACCTGGTAGTATGTCATCGGTTATTGATGCCGACTCTGCTCTTAAATCAAAGAGGCTTGCTGCTGTTATTCATGAACAAGGATCGTGGGTAATGTCAGATAACGGCGAGGGTGTATTTTTAGTATTACCAATACTTGCTGGTGCAGAAGCTACATACGACGGGGATGGGCTGCGTATACCTCTAAAGCGTATGAACCATCATGAAAAGAAGGAAGAGATGCTTTACTTCTCGTTTGAATACCTACAAGGGTTGAGTCGATGAAAATAAGGTCTAACACAGCATACTCAAGTAAAGTGTTCGATCTTATTGGTCAAGACATGCTGCCTTCTGTAGGATCTGTAACGTCAGATTCTGCAATAGAACGTGGTGAAAGATTTGCATTGACTGACTCGTTGACTCGTATGCAAGAGTTAAGTAACATTAGAAAATATGCTGATGCTAGTCCAGAAGATCGAGATAAGTATACACAGATATATAATACTATTGGCTCTAAAAGATTAGCAAGGCATGGTAAAGGTCGTTATGACGCGCCTGATGTACCATGGTCAAAAGATAAGTTTGATGAAAAATATCCAGATTTTGCAAATGTTGATATTGTTAAACTATCACCTGAAGAAGCTAACAAGCAATACGGAATTAAAGGGCATTTAAGTTTTAGTGAGCCTGTTAGTAATTTAGAGGCGCATGTTCTTAATCAACGTAAAGAGCAAGAGGTAAAATTTAATTATAATCTAGAACAAGCCTACGGTATGGAATTTGCCAAGGGTATGTCTTTAGAAATGGGTATGGCTCTAATCGACCCTGTAACTATTCCTTTGTACTTCATTCCTCCCCTTGGAGCTGCCAGGTTAATGAGTATTTTTGGCATGACAGCCACTAAAATCATTGGCGGTAAGACAGTTGCAACGGCCGGTGCAAGAGCTATTCAGGGAGGCTTAGGCGGTTTCTATGGATCCGCCTTAGCTGAACCTTTTATTTTATCTGCAGCTACACAAGAACAAGCAGATTACGGCTTAGCACAATCTGCTATGAACGTAGTATTTGGTACATTTGCAGGTGGTGGTTTGCATGTAACAGGTGGCGCTGTTTTAGATAAAATTAGGCATGTCAGAGCTAAACGACATGCTGCAGCTTTTAACTCAGCTTCTAAACAATTAGCTGAAGGTAAATCTGTAGAAGTTACACCACTCACAAACATGAGCGATGAACCAGAATTTAAGACACCTGTAAATAACGCAGATGAAGCAGAGTTTGGATCAGCTACAACTTTCTCTAGAACCATAGCCGATGGTGATTCTAGCGTACCACATCAAGCAGGTGATACACAAAACTATAAGCCGCACGGTAACGCTGACGAGTCTATTAAGTTAATGCGCCAAGCAGATAAGGGCATGAAACTTAGTGGCATAAAATTAAAACAAGCTATGGATGCAGACCCTGAGTTTGCAGCAGCTGTTGCACAAGCACAAACAGCCGGCGTAAAACAAAAAGCAGTGTTTAAGATTAGAACAGCCGAAGGTGACCATGTCGTACCTAAAGAAGGCGACAATATAAAATTATTTGATACTGACGAGATTGGATCTGATGTAGGTGATCCGTTAGACTTAGGAGAAAAGACTCATCAAGCCATGTTAATGAATGGCGTTGATATGGCCAAGTCTAACATAAAATACGGAGGTAGTATTAAACTAGAAGATGGTGCTATTCACCACGTGTTTGATATTACTGACGCTGAATTTAATCCTAAGATGAACCAAAAAGATGTTGTCCTTGCTAACCCGCAAGACGTTATGAAGTTATTTCAAGGTGACTCAAAGCTCGGCGCTTTTGGTAATGATCTAGCTAAAGGACAGCAAGGTGTTATAGATGAGCTAGCTGTCTTTGATGACGGGCCATTGCTTGGCAACTCACAAAAAATTGAAGCATTTGACGAACAGCTTAATGTTGAAAACCTACAGCAAAAAGGACCGCAACAAGGTACTCAAAAGGGTGGTACGTATATTGATGCAGCCACAGGTGTAGAGTATTACGTAAAATATCCCGCTGATCCTAATATAGCAAAAAATGAATTTATGGCAGCCACATTATATAGAATGTTTGGCGTTGCTTTTCCTGAAACAAAATTAGTTGCAGATGCAAACGGCGAAGTTGTAGGTATTGCTTCGCGTATGGTTAATGCAAAAACCATAACTCCTGATGAATTTGCTAACTTGCCAGTAGAAGTACGTCGTGCTTTTGCTGATGATTTTATCGTTGATATGTTCTTAGGTAACTGGGACGTTGTAGGTAATGCTCCTAATTTTAATCTTATGCTTGCTGCAGACGGCAGCGTATTTCGTATAGATCCAGGTGGTGCTTTACTATATAGAGCTCAAGGTAATCTTAAACCAGATGAGGCAATCTCTGGAGTAAAGATCGACGAAATGACAACTATGATGAGTGAGTCTAAAAACCCTCATTTTAGTAAGCTCATGAAAAACCTTGGTTATACTCAAGATGAATTAAATCAAATTGCTCAAGCAAAAGCTGTCAACATATTCCAAACAGATCAGGCTGAAATAAATGACGTAGTAAAAATGCTTGGCTTTTCTAAAGATGTAGAAGACAAGATGATTACTTATCTTGTAGGTCGTAGACAAGCCTTGAGTGAAAGTAAAGAGTTTGGAGACATTGCAAGAGTAGCACAGAATACATCTACTAAAAAAGGGGTTATTGTAGCTAACAGCGTTAACTCTGGTATGAAGGCAATTAAAAAATTAAATAAAGCTCAGCAGCAAAAATTAACAACTGCAGAAAAAGGGTTTGTAGAAGCATATACAGGTAACGGTTATATCTGGTTAAATAAAGTACTTCGCTACCAAGATGATCTTGGAGAAATCCAAAAAGCTATGAACAAAAGCCCTAGCTATATTAAAAAGTCAGGCGAAGTTATGGGCATGAAGGTAGATACGCCAGAACAAGTAGCTGCTATGGGTATGGCTTACGGTAAAAGATTACAAGACATAGTTATGAAGCTCAAGGGCATTGATCAGACAGTTGAAGTCTGGCGTTATGGTACTCCGTATACAGCATTTAATAATGTCAAGGGTCTTAGCATACAAAGATTAACAGACATCAATACAGCTAAAGCTATGAAAGGCGGCACTGTTACATTTAAGGGATTTACATCGACTGGCTTGTCAAAAACAAAAGCTAGCGGTTTTAACGTTGATAATAATATTGTGCTAAAGATCAGAGTACCTAAGGGTATGAAGGCAATAGCAACTGGTAAACATTCAGAAGGCTTTGCACATGGTCAAAATGAGACAGAGCTTCTATTGCCGCAAGACACTACCTTTGTTGTACGCGAGGTTAATCCTACAAGTAAGGCAGGACATTTTGAATTGCAGTTAGATGCATTAAGGCCTGGTGAAACGCCAATGCCTAAGATGACTAAGCAGCAAGCAATTAAGGTAGCACAGAAGTATCACACGCAGCCGTCAAATGCTGTATCAGATATACTGCCTGATGATCCTGATCTTGATATTAATCCAAATCAAGTACAAGAAACATTAAAAGTAAATGTAAGTAAAGATCTGGCTGAGCAGCAAAAAACAATCGAAGAATTAAATGAAATGATACAAGCAGAGATCATGAACGTTGATCCTAAGTATGTCAAAGAATTTACCGATGTACTTACTAAGATCGAAGAAGAAGGTAAGCTAGACGCTAAAATGGCCGATGACTTGTTTCAAGCTGCAAAAGCAGCAGCAGTTTGTGTGAGGGGCGTATGAGTATAAAACAGTGTATAGGCGTTATTAAAGCAGCAAATAAAGATGGCAGCATCTCTGATGAAGCAGCCATGGATATGCTAGAAGAGATTAATGACTTTATAGAAAACGCTAAAACAAAAGGCGTTGACAATATGGACGACGCTATAAAGAACTATATTAAGGGCAGGTATGATGATACCCTGCTTGCTGCTACTATTGAAAAGCGTAATCGTGCTATCAATGCAATGACTGAAATGAGAGCCATGCAAAAGATACTACGGTTTGGCGATGATCACTTTGAAGGCTTAAAAGCATATCTTGGTGGATCAGTGCAATCTAAGCTAGGATCTAAAAACAGTATTGATGTACAAGGTAAGTCACTTACAAATAAATATGTAGGTAAATTAATCGATGAAGTCGAAAAGAATGGAGACATAACCTTATTTAACTCTGGTAAACTAGATACTGAGATTGCCGCTGAGCTTTGGGAAATGAAACCTGGCGGTAATCCTGGTGTTACAGGATCTGCTGCAGCAAGGCGTATTGCAGAAGCTATACACAGAGTACAAAGTATTGCAGTTAAAAACTCTAATAATGCCGGATCATTTATTAAGCCAATGCCTGGCTACATTATGAGACAATCGCACGATATGTTGCGTATTAGAAAAGAAACAATGGACGGCTGGATTAATTTTGTCTGGGATAAGATCGATGATGCAGCCACATTAAAAGGTGCGGATAAACGTAAATTTTTAGAAGGTGCTTATAAAGGACTAGCATCAGGCGTACATCGTAGATTCAAGGGCGAAACACCAAATGAGTCAAACCACTTGTATGGATTCAAGGGCCCTGCTAATTTAGCTAAAAAAGCGTCTGCTGAGCGTATATTGCATTTCAAGGACTCAGCATCGTTTATGGAATACAACGGCAAGTTTGGTACAGGAGATTTAAGAGAAGGCATTGTACATGGATTAGAGCATCTTGGTCGTAACACTGCTTTGATGCGAGGTCTAGGTACAAACCCTGTTGCAATGCTAGATAAGATTAAAAAGCGTTTTCTTAATGAAGCACAAAAACGAGGTGATCTTAAACAGGTAGATAATCTTAATAGTAATAGTCTAGCTAATTTAATGGCTGAGCTTGACGGTACAACTCGTATTCCTGTTAATATGAGAACAGCTAAGATTAATGCTGGCTTAAGAGTTATCTCTAATATATCAAAACTAGGCGGCGCTACTATTTCATCTATGACTGATATTGCCAACCAGGCAGCGGAACTAAGGTATCAAGGTGTAAATGTATTCTCTGCATATACAAATGCTGTAGGGAATTTATTCCGCGGCCGAGGAAATCAAGCACAGAAGTCAGTGGCACGTAGTATGGGAATTGGCTTTGATGGTATTACCGGTGATCTAATGAGCAGGTTTCATGCAAACGATCACGTGGCCGGTGTAGGTGCTAAGCTGCAACAAAAGTTTTTTAAGCTAAACCTTATGAGCTGGTGGAATGACTCACACCGTACAGGCATGGGATTAATGATGAGCAATAGGTTGGCATCAGATGCTAACCTCTCTTATGACCAGCTTGGCACTAGATTACATAACGTATTTCAGCAATACGAGATAGGACGTTTAGAGTGGGATATTCTTAGAACGCATGGCGTTAAAACAATGGATGATGGTAATGTATATATGATTACTGACGCCATTGAAGAACTAGACGATCAAATTATAAAAGATTATCTTGCAGCTAAAGGTATTACAAAAACGACAAAAAGGTCAATTAATGAGGCTAGAGAAAAGTTGGCCTCTGATTTAGATACATTTTTCTTAGACAGAGCCGATCACGGTATACCAATGCCCGGTGCTGCAGAACGTGCAATCATGAACCAAGGTACCCAGGCTGGTACGGCATGGGGTGAGGTTGTACGTCATGTTATGCAGTTTAAGTCGTTTCCTGTTACTATGATCCGTCGTGGTCTAGGACGAGAAATGAAAGGCCAGATGGACGGCAAGGCAGATATTATGGGCGTTGCACAACTTATGGTTATGACTACTGCCATGGGTTACAGCGCTATGTACGCTAAAGATCTGTTAAAAGGTCGTACACCACGAGTACCTACCGGTGATATAGGACAAGATAGCAGGTTACTTCTTGCTGCTATGACACAAGGCGGCGGACTAGGTATTTACGGCGACTTTTTATTTGGTGAGTTTAGCAGGTTTGGTAGATCAGCTTTATCAACAGCGGCAGGTCCTACACTAGGACAAATAGACACAATTGCAGAACTATATAGTAAGGCAACTAGGGGTGAGGATTTTGGTGCTACGGCCTTACAGATGGTAAAAGATAACACCCCGTTCATAAATTTGTTCTATACCAGAATGGCCTTAGATTACCTATTTTTGTACCAGTTACAAGAATTTGTAAATCCGGGGTATCTTTCTCGTTTAGAACAGCGTATAATGACTGAAAATGATCAGCGTTTCTACATGCCTCCCTCTAGAGCAATTCCATATGGTGGCGGTGATAGGCTGTTCGAAGGAGTAAGATAATGACAATAGCAACCGAGGTAAAACGAGTTGTAGAGCTAGGTACAGGAGCGACCAAAACATTTTATTTTAATGCGCCGGTCGAACTTGTTGACGATCTAGCAGTCTACACATTTGATACATCAACGGCTACAGGTGCCTTACAAGTACGGGGTGGCGGTGGAACGTATGACTATACACTTTCTATTAACTCGTCTACTAAATATGCTACGATTACTCTAAACACTAATTTACCTGCTACGTACAGGATTATCATTGTACGTGCTATTAATATTACGCAACAAGTTGACTATGTTGAAGGTGACCCATTTCCCGCTGAAACACACGAAGGTGCCTTAGATAAACTTACTCTTATTGCTACTATGCTTAGTGAGCAGATCGATAGATCATTAAAAGTTGCTATTACATCTGCCACTGTAACAAGTATTGAACTTGCAGAACCAGAAGCTGGTCGTGCATTAGTCTGGAATCCAGCAGGCAATGGTCTTATTAATGGACCGAACTCTACTGACATAGCTAATGCTCAGACAAATGCTGCTGCGGCAAATCAATCTGCTATAGATGCTGCTGCGGCTGCACAAACTGCGACCAACATTCAGAATCAATTAAGCCCTGGTAATGTTAAGATTAGCGCTAACGACGCAACGGCTAGTTTTGTCGAAGCTAAAATTGTTCAGGGTACTGGAATTAGTATGACAACTAATAACGATGGAGGGAATGAAACAAGATCAGTTGCACTCAGTCCTGCTGTCGGTGCAATAACTAAAGTGCAGCTGGTGAGTAACTTTATTTAGGAGGTGACTAATGAACTATATTAAAATGATAGTTAAAGTTAAAGCCACCGCCGATGGGAATCGATACTTCATTGACGGGTACGAGACTCCTACATTAAGACTAGATGAGGGTAAATACTATTACCTTGATCAATCAGATCTTAGTAATACGGGGCACCCTCTTAGATTTTCCACCGTTGCGGATGGTACACACAATGGTGGTTCAGGATATACCACCGGCGTGACAACAAGCGGTACGCCTGGTCAGGCTGCTGCATACACAATGATTAAGGTAGGGGCGGCAGTTATAGGTGCCCCAGAGCTTTGGTACTACTGTAATTCGCATGCTGATATGGGTGGTCAAGCAACCACTGATGATATAGCTATAAATAAAGAACCTTTGTTTGTAGGTAAGTATCGTCAAGATCATACAGAATTAAGACCAACAGATGCAAATGAACCTATCCTTGCTTTTAATCCTGGTCGTAACGGATCTAGGATTCATCAGATTGCACTGAGAAACGAGGACCCGTCTAATGCTGC